CCTTAGTTGCTAATAAGCATAATAGAAACGCTATACTTATTGAGTTAAATCAAGATTATATTGATTTAACAAGGGAGCGTTTAAATAAAGAATAAGTTAAATACCGTGCCGGGCGGGTAGCTTATCCCTATAAGCATAATACTCGGAGGGTGCCAGCAGAAGGTGTGCCTTCATAAGAAAAACATCTGCAAAAAGGGCTGGAGTTTAAGCGTCTTTAGTCTTCTAATAGCTAAAGTCTTCCGACCCGGTGACCTTTAAGGGCTTGACACTTGTTGAGCCCTTTCTTTATTATGGGAGGCGTTATGGACGTTGAGGGTAATTCCCAGAGTCTTGCTGAGAGTCCGTGTATAGGTGTCTGTTCAGCAACTCAATGGGGCGACGCAATCTGTAAGGGTTGTGGACGTACCGCTACGGAAATTCGAGATTGGGCAATTCTGCCTTCTGTCTACAGGAAATTAGTAGTCATCCGGGCAATCGGAGAAGGCTTTACTCCTAGACAAGTACAACGTTACACGCCTGATAATGCTTTGAAAAAGTCTGCTGTCAGAGTAAAATAAATTTCATGAAAAGGAAGAACGCATAATGGCTATATATGGAGGCGGAGGTGAAATGGGTGGCACTGATGATACAGGCGTCGAAATAGTAGATGAAGTAGGTATATGGGGAAAAAGACCCGGCATGAGCGATCGATTCGGTCCGGGAGGAACCTCTATTTACAGTCCGGGAAGCGGAACAAACTTCGATACCAACGTTGGTATGTTCGATCCTTCTTCTTATATTAAAGATTTCATGGGATCTCCTTATGCCAGAATGATTAAGCCTTCGAGAAGAAAGAACAAAGATTCCCAAGAAGCTACAGGATCAGAGCAGACTTTTGAAGGGACGAAGGAACCAGAGACTGGAATCTTCGGCGGAACGATCGGTCCTAAATTTAAAAAATTCTTTGGTAAATTGGCAAGCATTCATCCAGCCACGCGTAATGCTAAGTTTGCTTATGACTTCATCAGAGGACTGCGTAACGCAAAGGACCCTCAGTCTTTTGTCGGCGGTGTGATGAAGCGTCTTGCTTTCGGTAAGGCGTTAGGTGGTCTAGGTCTTTCTGGTATGCAACGTCAAGGAGTCGGAAGTTTAATTAACATGGCCAAAGGTAAACAGACTCTTGGACAAGGAATCGGAAGTTTAGCTACATCAGCAGCTTTTAGAAGCGCAGCTCCTAGCTTAATGAAAAGTGCGTATAAAAGTGGTGGCATGAATGGTGTTTACGCAGCAATGGCAGCTTTACAAATGGCACAAAGGGCAGCTCAGCAGAGAATAGCCAGAGGACCGGGTGGCGGTGGGTAAAGGATCAAAGCCAAGACCCCTATCAGTTTCTTCAGAACAGTTCAGCAGCAACTGGGATAACATCTTCGACAAAGAACGTGGAGCCTATCATTCTTTTTGTAGGCGTATGTGGTTGGATTATTGTGATGAGTTCTCTTCTTTTGGATCAACTACCCTCGATTACGATACTTACGTCAGAGAATACAAAGACTCCTTGTTGAAGAAGTTTAATCAGAAATAGATTCTTCTGGTTCTTTTAAACAGAATATCCCACATTCAAAGTCATAGTTTTTAAGTGGTCTGCCTTTCGCATCTATAGGTAAGGTATCCAAATAAATCCTTTCCCCTTTATGTCTTACGAGTTTCGCGCCAATTTCTCTTGATTGTTCAGCTCTTCTCTCAAAAATTTCTGGGAAAGTTTCCCTTACCAGATTCCAATAGGTGGGGGAAGTAGCCTTTACGCAACCAATACAATTAGCATTAGGATACCCAAGTTCGTATATCTTAGGTTTCTCTATGCCAGCTGCACTTAAAATATCGAAGCAATCTTGCTTAGTTATGTTTTCGTCCACCAATATAGGAATAAGATTAGCCTTTTCCACTTCTTTAAATCTCACTGCTCTCTTTGATTCATCAGCAGTAAAGCCAAGCACTAGATAGTCAGTAACATTTTTGGCTTCCCACTCTTGCCGGGCGTTCTTTTTTAAGTGCAATGTGCAAGGAGCTCCTGAGATGCCAGACATATATTGCCGGGTGTCCCACACCGTTTCAGCTGAGCAATCTGGAAACTTGGAGTTTATGGCGTATTCGATTTCTACTCCCAACCACTTCTCAACGTCCTTTAAAAATCGTTGATTATCTTCGTGTTCTTCTGCGACCGGGTTATTAACAATGCGTATGTTGTTGTCTTTTCCGTATTTTTCTAACGTGACTTTGGCGGCTACAGCTGAAGCAGCCCCACAAGAAAACCAAACTGTTATTTCTTTATTTTGAATAATCAAAGTAGATCTTCACCGGGCTTCCAACTGCACGCAGTCAGCCCACCTGCTTTTAAAGCCTGTAAAGTTCTTAATATCTCATCTACGTTTCTGCCAGTGTCCAATGCGTTCACGGAAACGTGCTGTATCACACCGTTTGGGTCAACTATGAAGGTAGCACGCAAGCACACACCTTCATTTTCGTCCACAACGCCACAGGCAGTTGCCAGCTTTAGCCCGCAATCAGCAAGCAGAGGGTGAGATATGTCTTTTATGAGTTCGTTGGATTGTCTCCACGCTTGCTTACAGTATTCGTTATCCCCTGATATGCCCAAGACGTTTGCTTCGGGTAACAACTTATCCATGTCAGCTATTTCTGTAGGACAGATGAAGGTGAAGTCTTTTGGGTAAAAGTAGATAACGGACCATTCGTTCTGTATATCTGTGTGGTTTACTGAAGCCAATGAGCCATCGTCCATGACTGCATTGAGTGAAAATTCCGGGAAGGTTTCATTTATTTCTATCATAAGTGCTAATTATACAATAAGCGGTAGCCTGTCGGGTATAAATAGTATAAAATGTATCTTGTATACATTGTGGAATGTTTACGTTACACACTGTTTGCCTAGTGTGGTTAAAAGAAAGGCTGTCATTACGGAAAGGGAGGATTTTAGCAAATATGGGTCTTCCCTTTTTTCATGGCTTATGTATAATACATCTTATATAAATTTGGAAAATTTATATAACCTCCTTAAAGGGAAGATTTTGTAGGTCTTCCCTTTTTTCATGGGCGAAGGATCTGGGATCTGGGATCTGGGACCAAGGGCCTATTTTCTAACCTGAGATCAGAATTAAGAGTTAGCTCTATCCTATTGATTTAATTGAAGAAAAAAATCTTCTAACTTTGGTAAGGTTAGACTGTAAGCTATTGATTTTATTAGCAATGTTTTTATTCCTATATAACAAAACCTAACCTAACTTCTATTTTTTACAAAAAGTTTTTCTAAATACAAAAATATTACAGAATTTTAGTTTTCTGGGTTAGAAGTGATGAAAATATAGCTCTTATAAGGGTTTCCGTCTAACTTGGTAAAAGTTAGGTCAGGTTAGAAAGTCCAAAAAACCCTTATAGAATAGGGCTTCCCGTCTAACCCGGTAGAAGTTATGAGGTACATATCCCATAAAATAAAAAGATTGGATACTTTTTATTACTTTGGGGTATAATTTTTCTTTTAATTTAGGACAAGACAATGCCAAAAGGAATCTCAGGAAACATATCTGGAAAGAACGAAAAGCATCTGACAGTTAAACAAGCTAAGTTTGCTAAAGAGTACGTTTACAATGATGGGTCTAAAACTCAAACTGAATGCGCGCTTGCGGCTGGTTACGCTGAGAGTTCTGCTGCTGTCAGAGCTTCGGAGTTAACTAACCCTCAAAAGTACCCGCTTGTTGTTCGTTACATTCAGGGTCTCCAGGCAGAGCTGGACAAAAAGTATGAGGTTACGTTTAGTCGTCACGTTAGAGAATTAGCTAAGATTAGAGATCAGGCAATGGATAAAGGTAACTTAACGGCTGCGGTCTCTGCTGAAGTTCAAAGAGGTAGAGCTGCTGGCCTGTATATTGAGCGTAAAGAAGTTCGTACCGGGACGCTTGATTCTCTCAGCGAAATAGAAATAAAAGAAAGGATCCAAAAGTTGCTTGGTGATTACAAGCCTTTATTAGAAGCAGAAGAAGCTGTAATTATTAATCAGTAAGAATCTATAAGCCCAGCGTCTGCTAAAAGTTTTTTGAATTTGTCATAAATAGACTCTTCATAATTTTTTGGATAGGTAGTCCATTTTAGCCCGGTGATAGTATTTTCAAACTTAGCTATTCCGTTGTTGTAACGAATTTCTCGAACTCCATTATTAAAATGATAGTAGTTGATACCTCTACCCCATTTCTCAGCATCTAATTTAAACTTTGTTAGTCTTACTCTGTCTGTGTATTCAGTCATTGGTTTCTCTCTTTTTCTTCAACGTATTCTTTAAAGTCTGGAGTCATTCCTATTTGTCCTGTAAGTATTTCTGCATCATCATACATCTGCCAGTCAATACTTAATATAGCTTGCTTGTCATCATCGGTTAGCGTGTCAGCTACGTCCTGTATTTTTGCATTGATTCGTGGGTGTGAATCTTGTGGGCAGTCTAAGCACAATTTATAGGGGCCTTTATTATTCTTACTATCAATACTTAAAAAGACGGCCAGATCTTGTAGCTGCCCTCTCCTAAATAATTGAATTACTGCTTTTGCTTGTGGCTTATCTAAATAAGCTATTTGTCTAATCATAGTTGTCTTACCTTTTGTTGTTTAATTAATGGGGGGTACATATCTAAAAAGATTTCATCAGTAAATTCTTTACGTTCACCTGGCGTAACCTTAGATAGAATTCTTATTTCTTTCTTTTTAATCTTCCCGGTTTTCCAATAGATAGATTCAGGAGGAACCATTTTTAAAGTCCAATCTATTGTTTTGTTCCGGGACGAATCAATTTGAAACGTGGGGTGACAAGGAAACTTGTCTTTATATAACTCAGTCATTGAAATTCATGTGTGGTTTGGCTCTAGCTTTAGCTGTTTCCAAATCATTTGTGCCTAAACGTATTGTTGGTCTGCTTGAATCAGAACAAACTAAAACGTATTCACCACTAAGTTTATCTAAAATATATTCATTAGCCATTTATAACTCCTCTGTTATTTTGTTAATTATCTCTCCTACTACTCGCTTGTGCAATTTTCGGTCTCTTAGTATTTCCCATTCGTCATCGTGCAATGTAATAATTGGCACTCCGTCCTTTCTGGGAATCACATAATATTTAATCTTGCGTTTAAGTATATTTGAATGAATCTCTTGCTGCCCACCAAATACTTCGGAAGTTCTTTCCCACAAGTCCATAAATAAATCTTTAGCCACTAGCTTTTCTCCTTTTTCATATCTTTTATAAGTGCCAGCGAAACTTTAATTTTTATTCTGTCTGGCTTATCTTCTTTCACTTCTTCCAAAGTCTGTTGTATGTATTCAAGTTTCTCTATGTCCATTGTCGTCCACTCTCTCCTGTATTAATCGTTTCAGAAACCATTCTGCTTTTAGTAAATCTTCTACTTCGTTGCCCAAATGCTTGCGTTCATATCTCCATAAGTATTTAAAAATAGATCCCTTTAGGTAACCTTCAAATCCTTCTGGAGTCATGCTTGCCTTGATAACCTCAATACATTCAATGGGGCTTTCTTTGTAATGCTTTGGGTTAATGTTGTCAGGCATTCTCTACTTCCTCTGCAACAATATCGTCTTTATCAAAAGGTATTTCACACCATTCTCCCTTCCTGCAAATATGTATCGTAGTATCTTCAATTTCATCTTCTTCAATACATATACCTTTAATATCTAATATAAAAGTTTTATTCATCATTTCTCCTATAAATTTTTGTCGGTTACGTCTTGCCAAAATTCACTGTAGTATTTGTTTAAATATCTATTGAGCCTTATTTGTTGCTCATTAGTCATCTCAACTTTTTTGCCACCATATAGAGTTCTTTTCTCTCTTATTAGTATGTCCATTATTTCTCCTTATTTTTTATTAAATTGAATTCCTGGTTAATGATCTTGTTAACCTCATACATATCTTCCACAATATTTTTATCAGCTTCTTTTAGTTCTGCTTCTTTCATTATGTCGTTGTTGCAGCTACAGACATTCTCTGCGGGTAGAGCTGTGTCCGGGATAACTTTAGTTTCAGGTGTCATATCTCCTACATACCAAACTCTGTATTCAGCTTCTCGGCTCGGCCTTCTATCTACTTTTCTTGTAGTGCATTTCTTACCTTGTTTTTTCATAAAGGTAGCTAGGCTATTTGCTTGCGATTGAGTTAGTCCACCTACGGAGTCTCCTATTGTTAATTGGGGTACGATTTCCCTATAGATATTGTTATTGCTTACTGCGTTTTCAAATCTTTTTGGTATAGGTACGTCTTTATCTATTTTAAATTTCATTCTGCCAGCTCCTTTTCTACTTCGTCCATGATAGATTTAATCGTTTCATCGGAAAAAGTCGTATTATTGCATTGCTTTATATACTCGCCATTAGGTTTATATACGGCTATTTTTATTTGGATTTCAAAATCTTTATCCATACTTACTCCTGATCTATGGTGTAGTAAACAGTTAGTTCCTCACCTTTCTTAATTGGTTTAATAGTGTATAAATCTTTTATAGGGGATTCCGGGTAGAAACCAACCACCACGCAATTAGGCGTATCAGAATGATTTAAAAATCCCCCAACAGGTGTCCTTTCCCATTCGTCCGTAAACTGAACGTGACTTCTTCCTATGATTCTAGGTTTTGGAATATCTTGGGTAGCGAATAAACCTAGTCCGTCTATCTTAGAAGGTTTAATCGTTACTAGATCGGGAAGGGGTCGATACTTAAATCTCATTTATAGTTTCCCCACATTCAAAACAATAAGGTTTGTCTAGTACCTCATTTTCTTCGGATTCAAAAGTTAATGATTCGTTACTACATCTTGGGCAAAGTAAAGTTTCCTCTAATATTCTTGTTTCCAAATCTATGGAAGCGTCAACGTGGTCATTCATTTCTTCAAACAACATATCCTCTGCTTTCTTTTCTGCTTCGGTTATATTGGATGCTTCTATTGTGTAGCTACCTGTGTATTCGGCTCTAACTCTTACATTAAATTTCATATCCAACACTTATATCCCGGACATTCGTCCTTTGGTAGTCCACAATGCTCGCAATATTCTTCGTCCATTAGTCCTCTCCTTCAATTTGGTAATTATGATTACCATACATTTCCCAAACTCCGTCACGAAAAGCTTCCACTTCTGCTTGGGTTTTAAATGAAAAAGTTTTAGTTTCTTCTGAAGTACCTACTACCTTCATCCTCTCAAAAGTAATAGTTATTGAATGTTCTTTAGCCATTAGTCCTCTCCTACTACTTCGTTATACATATCAGCGTAGCTATCTTTCTTTTCTAACTTGGCTTTGAATCGTGGAAGTTCGTCCAAACAATCTTCATATTGATACGCGTCAATACATAAAGGATTTTTCTCGTCACACATTCTTTGATCTATGTGCGCTTTTTCTTCTTTATTTCCATGCCCCATAACCCAAGCAAAAACCTCTCTGTCCCCATATTCTGAGTCTGAGTTTTCCCATACACCATTTAAGATTTTATCTATAAGTTCTTCCAAGATAGATGCTTTACTATCTTTAGCGTATGCTCGCCTAACGCATTTTTCTAATATGTCGTCTTGGTCTAAAGTAGTATTTCTATCGTAGCTGCTAGTTCTTACTCCGTCACCCATTAGCTTTCTCCTTAGCAACATCTTTTAAAACGTCCCTCATTACATTATCTATTAGGTCTAGTGCTTCTTCTCCGTCTGGAGCAGAGTCAAAGATTAATCCCACTATGAAATGCAAAGACACATAACAAATATGTGCTGCGTCTAAGTTAAGTGTTGCCGTTGCAGTCACGTTACCTAATCCTTCATACAAACATTCGTGAGCATGTTCTTGCCTTTCCTTTTTAGTCATTTTTAATACTGTCATAATTGTTCCTTTTGTTAATAAATTACATACCCACCTTATAATAAATATCCCATAAATACAACTAATTTCTACCAATAAAGTATAATATTTTTACTGTGGCACAACCTGAAAAATTGTTCTGGCAACAAGTAAGAAGAAACTTGACGGAGTTTTCTTGGATTCGCTTGGAATCACGGGTTAATCACGGCATACCAGACGTTTTAGGCACTACCAAAGAGGGTATTTATTTTACTGTTGAATTGAAGGTAACAAAAAGTAATAGAGTTAACCTGTCACCACACCAGATCGCCTACCATGAAGAACGTAAAAACTCCCCTGCTTTTATCTTGGTCAAGAGGGTCTTGGAGGGTAGTCCAAGAAAATCTGACATTTATATTTATTCCTCTGACCAGGTAAGAGACCTCTCTGAACAAGGTCTCTCTCTTTCTCCCCTTTCTCTCTCGGCCCCAGTCAATTGGTCCTTCGTCCAAAGTCATTTGACCTTTCTCGTTAGACAAACGACCAAAGAAATGCTTGCTGCTATTTAGTCAACTAACTAACTAACTAACTGCTTGTTGCTTGTTGCTTGTTGCTTGTTGCTTGTTGCTTGTTGTTATTGAGGTGGTGAGCTGGCCTATAACTAAAGGAGGTATGAAACCAGCTCACCGGGAAGAAGGGCCGGGAGCTATTGCTCCCAGCGTTTAGTGTTAATGGATCTCTGTTGAGAGCTCTGTAAATTGTTCGCATACTTCGTAAGCTATAGAATCTTCAGGTATTCTAACAGATGCCCCGTCGCCCCAATCTAAAAACCAATAATCTATGTGGGTGATTTGCTTATCGTAATCAACGTAAATGCGGAACTCGTCAGAAGGACCACCCCACGAAAGCTGAAAGCGGAAATAACCGCGCTCTTGATCTGTAAAAGTTCCTCTTTCTACATAATCAAAGCAAAGACCATAATTATTTATATAATCAAAAAAATCTTCATAGCCGCTTACATCTTCATTGAATGCTTCAAGAGCGATTTGCTCGCCCTCTGTGGCATCTTCGTATTTGTCATAAAATTCTTTTGCCTGGACAAAATCCTTTTCCCTATCGTTAAAATTTTCCTGGACTTTATCAGCGCAGAATCTTTGTTGTGTTTCCATTACTTGCCCCCCTTTAGAACTTCTCTATCTTTCGCGGTTGCTTTTCCGTCCAGCAATCTATCCAAAGCTTTTAATTGTTTTAAAGATAATTTGTTTATAGCTTTATTATCAATAGCCGTTTCAAATTCTTTCATGATTTTTCCTTTAGTTTAACAAGTCTTTATTATATAGAATATATCTTATATATACAAGTGCTTGTTGCTCCTGGTCCTTTGCTCCTGGTCCTTTCCCGGTCTGGCACTGGTCCGGGCGTTTTTTCGCTTGTTGCTTGTTGCTTGTTAATATTTTTCGCTTGTTGCTTGTTAATATTTAATCCAAGATCCAAAGAAAAAGGCCAACCAACAAAAGCTGATTGACCTTCCACTATCGGAGAGTGTTCCTATCCTTCGTTCTCCTTATATTGCCTAAAGTCCTCTCTTGATTGTGCGTATCTTTCGTTTGTTAGCACTCCATACTCTTTCCTATCGCTTTTGAGTATTCTAAGCACTTCCAAACCTCTAAATCCATCATCACCAATTGCACAACATACTGCTTCCATGATTTCTGCTTCTGTATATCTTGGACTTGGTTTTATTATGCTTTTACTCATGACAAGTCCTCTAAAATATCCATAACCTTATGCTTACTGAAATGTTTTTTCCATTGGTCTGCTTCTGCTATAGCATCTGCTAAATGGTCAACTAGACTCTCAACTGAAACCTTATCCTTAACAAGTTTCTTCCAAACTTGTAGATTTTTAATTTCACTTTTCAACTTCCATATTTCCTTGTTTAAAGACTCTACATTATATTCAGAGGGGTTATCCTCATTATAGTCAAGATAGAGCGTTACTCTTTCAGAATGTTTTAAAGGCAGAGATTGGTCAAATGCTCTAGGGTGTCGCCCTAGTTTCTTCGCTATCTTGACTCGGCTACCTCTCCCTCTCAATCTAATAGTTTTCACTAAATCACGATTGATATACTTTCTAATTGTTTTAATTGCTTTCTTCCCTTCTTCATCGTTGGGAATGTCCACAAATAAATTTTTATTTAATGTATTCATATTTTCTCCTTTAGTTATTAATGAATATACATAATTATATACAAGTTATCCCATAAATGATAGAATTACTTTATTCAATAACTAAAGGAGAAAAAATATGTTGAATATAATAGTAATTGTCGCGACTGCAATGGGAATAGTCGCTTTCGGTGGGTTGGCGTTTTCTTACATTAAGTTTATGGCTTATGATTATGCCTTGTTAAATCTGTATATAGTCTTTGCTAGTGGCGTTGGTCTTGGTGTTTGCACTATCGGACTATGTGATTCACTTCTAGTAGAGTGGTTTAATAGAGGAGAAGCATAATGGGAATGGATGTATATGGACTCGCCCCCAAGACAAAAGGCGAAAAACCAACTATTGATTGGTCATTAAAACCTAGTGACGAAGAAAGCAAAGCCTACTTTGATGCAAAAGATATTTTTGAAAAGGAGAACGTCGGTTATTACTTTCGCAACAATGTTTGGTGGTGGCGACCTCTTTGGGATTATGTCTATCAGTTAAATGACGACATACTAACTGAGGAAGATTATGAACATGGTCACTTTAACGATAGTCATGAAATCACTGAAGAACAATGCGAAGTTATTTGTAAAAGATTAACTGAAGCATTAGACAACGGAGAAGCAGAAGAGTACAAGAATAGTTATGATGCTTTCGTCAATTCTTTAGGTAAAGATGATGTTAATGGTAATTATTCTTTTGACTTAGATAACGTCAAAGAGTTTCGCAACTTTGTGCGTGAGAGTGGTGGGTTTCAAATCTGCTAGACTCTAACCATTTAAAAAAGGGCGACATTGTTGCCCTTTTTTTCTGCTTGCTATTTCTCTGCTTGTAGATATTCCTCAGCTTGTTGCTTGTTAATATTTACTTAAACAATGGATCTCTCAGCTTTCCTAAGAATAGGCCACGAAACAGGCCACGAAATGGTGAGCTGGCACTTCAATTTGGGTCTTAAAACGCATAAAAATAAAGAATATAGTATTAGGAGATATGGGAGGCTTGATATATAATTAAGGAGTAATCATTAATAACTAAAGGAGAAAATATGAGTACAAAAGCAAAAATAATAAAAGTTCTTAATCAATCGTTGGAGATTCAACTCATGGCGAAAGACATTGGCACTGAAGAAGCCAAAGCCAAAGCAGATGAAACTTGGGCAATGGCAATGAAACTTATAGAAGATACAGCTAATACTTTAGAGAATTCTGTAAAATTGCTTGAACAATTGAAAGAACGTTATGGGGTGCAATCATGAGTAAAATGAGTCAATTATGGGTAGAGGTTGAGCAAGAAGTCCAAGACCACATTCCTTATTGTGAATGTATCGAGGAACTTATGGATAGAGTAATGCGTTCATCTGTTGCCAAGTATGGTGAAGAGAACTTATTACCAATCATCGAGACAACTTGGTTCGAGCATTGTTCATAGGAGATAATATGTTAAATTTAATTATACAAATTGAATCAGAGTTATCTCCCTTAGCAGAAAGGATGGGCGATTTAAGAAGAGTAAGACAAATAGTAGAGCAACATTTAGATGTTGCTCTTAGTCCATCTAGTTATACGGAAGAAGAACTAATGACATCATGCACATTACTTGAAAACTCTATGAAAGATTTTAATCTTAGTGTAGAGATTATTGAAACGTAATCACCCCAAAAGGAAAGGGAGGGCATTTGCTCTCCCTTTTTTATGCTTGGACTTTTCCCCTCGTTTGACCATTTGCCCTCCCCCATCCCCCCCTAACCTAACGTTCCCCTCTCTTCTGTTAAAGAGAAGAAAATAGACATAGAG